TAAAGATCTGAGCATTTTCAGAATGAAAGTGCTCTGGGACAGCGTCGCATTGAAAACACAGCCGACGGGACCGTGACTAGTTCATATATTCACCCCAGCGTTCCCGGATCAGCCGCCGGGCGATGGGCATGGCGATTTACTTGGTCATGCCGGGCCGCAGGGCGGGGTCGTACAGGGTGCGGAGCATCAGTTTATCGGCGTTGGTTGGGGCGGCGATCTGGTCTTCGTCGCAAAACAGGCTTGGGCGATAATCGCAGGCGTCATCGCGAAGGCCCGTGGCTTGAATAAACTCTTCGGCGATGCAATGGCGAATGTGTGCATCGCCAAGAAGGGCGTCAATTACAATTACCGCACGCGTGATGTTGTGGCCGGCGTCGGTCGATATGCCAGCAAAACAGCGCGTGTGACTGGGGATGCTGTCGATCTTGAGGCTGTGAAAGTCGCTGTGGGGTATCACGAAGATCGAAAAGTTGGCGTCGTCGGTGTTGGCTGCCGCAGCAATGTCCAGGCGGGTTTCTTTCAGCAGGTCATTTATCGTGGCCTTGAAGGGCGCGGCGAGGCCAAATTTGCGTCCAATCAAGGCGATTTTAATGGTCTGGTCGCCGCGCCAGCGCGTCAGATGGATCAGTTGCGGTCCTATTTCAGTGGAAAAGGCAATGTCAGAGAACTGCCGCGCCACGATCTCCGGCGTTGGTTTGATGGTTCCTGCCGGCCCGGTGACACAGCCGGCCAGGAACAGGGTTATTAGCACTAGGTATCGCATCCGATAAATGTAGGGATTTTAATGAGCACAACCAGCAATATTTCATTCCGCGAACCGTCGAGCGCGGATTGTGACCTGTTCGCGCCGGTGGTGGTTGAGCTTGCCTGTCGGGGCACGTTCGCGGCCTTCGAGGTGGATTTTGACAAGGGATTGTCCGTCCTGAAGGCGTGGCTGAACGATCCGTCCCGCTTTCTGCGGGTGGCGGAGGTTGATGGCCAGCCGGCGGGCATGATGATCGGCTATGTGGTCCAGCAATGGTTCAGCCGGGATGTCAGCGGCCATGACAGCCTGATTTTTGTCGCGCCGCAATATCGGGGCCTGGGTATCGGCAAGCGCCTGGCTGGCGAGTTCGAGGCCTGGGGCCGTGAGCGGGGGGCCAAGGTGGTGTTTCTGCATGCTTCCATCGGCATTGAGAATGATCGCGCGGCGGCGGTTTTCGAGAGTTTGGGCTATCGGCATGTGGGGCCGATTTACGTAAAGGAGATAGATCATGTGTGATGGTTCTGGCGGCGCTGGCGCTGGCGCGGGTGGTTCTGGTGAAGGCCAAGGTGCGCCGGGGGAAGGCGTGGACGGTTCTGGTGGCGCTGGCGCGGGTGCCGGTGGCAGCGGCGTAGGTCAGGGCGCACCGGGGGAAGGCGTATCAGGCCAGGGGGAAGGCGGCAGTCCCGATAGCGGTGGCCAAGGCGGCAGTCCCGGCGCGGCGGCCGGCACCGGCGCGGGATCGCCAACGGGAGAAGACAGCGGCGTTGGCGTAGGCGCCGGCGGTTCTCCTACATCTCCCGATGGCGCCAGCAATGTCATTGACACCATGATGAGAAACAGCACGGCCTATAGGGTCGCGTCTTTTGTCGCCGCTGGGCTGACTGCTCTTAGCCTTGATGGTGGCAATGTAGACCAGGGCAGCACAGATCCCAGCACGGGCGGATTTGGCGTTGCCGATGCGGGGCCGGACGCCGCGTCTCTGTTCGCCAATGCGGCTTCGCCCCGGCCGGTATCGCTTGCCCCGCCGTCCAGCTTTCCAACTTTCGGGCTGCCGGCGCCCGCCGTGGTGGCGAAGCCCACGGCCTCCACGGCACTGGCCGGGCCATCGGCGGCGGAGCGCCAGGCGAAAACAGACGCTGCCGCCGCCGCCCGGCGCAAGCGCTCTCTGTTCGGCTTTGGCGAGACGCATCTTACCGGGCCATTGGGGCTGCAAAGCAGCGCGCCCCTATTCCAGCCCATGGCCATACCGGGGCTGCAACTGGGCCAACGATTGGGGGACTGAATGGAAAATCAAGCCGCGAAAAATACCGCAAAACAATCGACCGCAATATCGGCGGCGGAAATCATCCGCCGCCATAACGGCCTGAACAGCGAACGGGGCACCTGGAAGGCCCACTGGCAGGACATCGCCGATCACATCATTCCGCGCAAGGCGACGGTGAACCGGAGTCAAAGCCAGGGCAATAAGCGCACGGAAAAACAATTCGACGGTACTGCCGCCGATGCGGTGGACGAACTGGTCGCGACCCTGTTCAACAACATGACCAACCCGGCGCAAATCTGGTTCGGCCTGCGCCCCATTGGCGGCGGGGCGGGCGGCAGTGTGGTCGGCAGGGCCGGCTTGAATGAAGACGTTCAGGTACGTCAGTGGCTGGATGCCTCGGTCGAGACCATGGCGGCGGCCCTGGGGCAATCCAATTTCTATCAGCAGATCCTGGAGGCCCTGGTGGATCTGGTCACCATGGGCACGGCGGGGATCTTCTCGGAGGAACAACCCCTGCGCCTGGCGGCGCCGGATCAGGCGGCTGGCTTTAACGGTTTTAACTTCCGCACCCTGCCGATCGCCGAATATGTCATCGACGTGGACAACCAGGGCCTGGTGGACAGCGTCTACCGAAAATTCGAATTGACCGCGCGGCAGGCAGTGCAGCGCTGGGGTGATGATGCGGGCAAGTCTGTCAACGAGGCCTATCTGGACGAGAAAAAACGCCACCAGCCGTTCGAGTTCATCCATTGCCTGGCACCCCGCGATGACCGTGCCTGGCCCCCATCCCGCCAGGACCGGCGCGCCATCGCCATGCCTGTGGCCAGCACCTATGTGGCGGTCAAGGACAAGCATGTTATTTCCGAAGGCGGCTACCGGGAACTGCCCGTGCACGTGGCGCGCTGGTCCCTGTCGTCGGGGGAAAAATACGGCCGCAGCCCGGCCATGAAGGCGCTGCCCTTCGTCAAGGTGCTGAACACCATCGTGCGCTATGGCCTGGAGGCGCTGCCCCGCGCCCTGTACCCGCCCATGCTGGTACAGGAGGGCACCGTGGTCGGCGGCACCCTGCGACTGGGCGCGGGCGCGGTTAATCATTTCGACGGCGCCCTGGAGCAAAAACCGACGGAGCTGTTGTCCCAGGCCCGCTTTGACGTGGAACATGCCAAGGAGGAGGTTTACCGCCAGCGTATCGAAGCCGCCCTTGGCGTCGATCAGATGCGCCTGCGGGAGGCTGGACAGATGACGGCGGAAGAGGTGATCGAACGCCGCCACCGCCGTTTCCAGGCCCTGGCGCCCATGACCGGCCGGATCGAGCGGGAATTGCTGAAACCATTGGTGGAACGCTGCTGGATGCTGCTGCTGGCGGCCGGCGCCTTTGGCGATCCCCCCGCCGAACTGGCGGACGCGGACAGCCTGGAGGTAACCTTCGAAGGCCCCCTGGCGCGGGCCCAGCAGCGCCAGGGCATCGATGCCGGCATCACCACTTTTCGCACCCTGGCGCCACTGGGGCAGGTCTATCCCGGTATCATGGATCACTTCGATGCCGACAAATACGCCCGCGATGTGGCCCAGGCCCTGGGCAGCGCGCGTTATCTGATCGGTGCCGATGATGTGCGGAAAACCCGGGCGCGGCGGGCCCAGGCGCAGGCCGCGCAACAACAACCGGCCGACAGTGGTACGAAGGCGCCGGGGGCGGTGGCATGAGCGACCCAGCCTTCACCACGCCCGAGGAAATCCAGGCCCGCCGCGCGGGGCTGGACAAGGCGGCCCGGCGCGTCACGGCGCAACTAGGCCGTGACTATGCGGAATGTTTCGGCGGCCCTGCCGGCGAACGGGTGCTGGCGGATCTGATCGGCCGCTTCGCCGGGGTCACCTATACCCGCGGCGATCACCTGCACACTGCATTTCGCGAAGGCCAACGCTCCGTCGTAGAGCACCTTGCCCGCGCCATTGGGCGGGCCGGCCAGGACACGAACAGGGAAGAAGAGGAGACCGACTATGAGCAATGATGCAGCTGTCTGGCACGACGATCTGGGCCTGAATGACGATGACAAAGGTTATCTGACGGATAAGGGTGTGAAGAGCGCCGGCGACTTCATCGCCTCCTATCGGGAGTTGGAGCGCTATCAGGGCAATTCGATCGCCCTGCCGGACGACAAGGCCAGTGCTGAAGATTGGGCCCGTATCCATAACCGCCTGGGCCGGCCCGCGCAGGCCGATGGTTATGATTTCGGCGACTTGAACCAGGTCGACGACAAGGGCACGGCGGAAATCGAATGGTTCCGGGGCGCGGCCCATGAACTGGGTTTCAGCCAGAAACAGGCCGCCGCCTTGTTGGAACGCTATGCCGAGCGCGGCGCGGAACAATTGCAAACCGAAATCCAGACGCGGACAGAGGCGCATGAGAAGGCCATGGCCCGACTGCATGCCGAATGGGGCGCCGAGACCGGCCGCAACACGGCCCTGGCGGAGCGTGCGGTGAAGGCTTTGGGTTTGAGCCAGGACGAGGTGAACGGCCTGGATATCTCGACCGAGGACGCCAAGGCCAAGATCGCCGCCGTCTATGACGACCCGGAACACCCCTATCACAAGGCCGGCCGTCCCGGCCACGGCGCGGCGGTGGACAGCATGCGGAAATTCTTCCAAGCCTCCAATTCCGATCAGATCGCCGTCTAGACCAAAAACCAAAAAGTAATGACTCTGCCGGGTAACTCGGAAACTGGTTCCGGGTCCGGCGGCGACATGGGCGTGTGACGCCCCGGCCAGGCCACCGTTACGGCCAGGCGGGTCCGCCGATCCAGCGTGATCGGGCGGGCAACCCTCCGTTTAAACCAAACCGCCCCCATGGGGGCTTTTTTATGGAGGGCTAGACTGATGTCTAACCAAATCGATACCGCGTTCGTGCAGCAATACCGCGCCAACGTCATGCATCTGTCCCAGCAGAAGGGCTCGCGTCTGCGTGGCACCGTGCGGGTAGAATCCGTTACCGGTGAAAGCGCCTATTTTGACCGCATGGGCGCCTCGGCGGCGCAAAAACGCACCACCCGTCATGGCGACACGCCGTTGATGAACACCCCGCACTCCCGGCGCAAGCTGGATTTGGCGGATTACGAATGGGCCGATCTGTGCGACCAACAGGACCGCGTGCGCCTGTTGATCGATCCGGAATCGGAATATGCCATGGTGGGCGCCAACGCCATGGGCCGCTCCATGGACGATGTGGTTATCGCCGCCGCCAACGGTACGGCGAAGACTGGCAAGGATGGTTCCGGCTCCGCCGCCTTTCTGGCCGGGCAACAGATCGCGGCGGCGGCGGGCGGCCTGACCCTGGCCAAGTTGCAGTCGGCGGCGGAACTGTTCAACAGCAACGACGTGGACCCGGACGACGCCAAGACCATGGTGATCGGGCCGAAACAGGTCACTGATCTGTTGAATATCAGCCAGATCCAGTCGGTGGATACCAACCGCCTGCGGGCCCTGGTGGATGGCGCCGTGGTCCATTACATGGGCTTCGACTTCATCATGTCGAACCGCCTAAACGTGGACGGCTCGGCCGATCGTTTGTGCCTGGCCTACACCAAGGCGGCGATCACCCTGGGTCTTGGCGAGGACGTGGTGACCAAGATCACCGAACGCGACGACAAAAGCTATGCCACCCAGATCTACCTGCGCATGTCCCTGGGCGCGGTGCGCATGGAGGAAGAGCAGGTGGTGGAAATCGCCTGCGTCGAAGTCTAATTCCAATTCGATATTGATCGAATTGGCATTAGCATTTTCGTTCACGCCAGTGCGCCGAGGCGCACAACTCCACTAGGGGCGGCGTAGGAACGCCGGGCCGACGTCGCGGCCTTGGCCGACCATTTCAATTTCAAAACCCATTACGCACACAACAGGAGGCCATAACAATGGCTGTTACCACTGAAAACTCGACTGAATACGCCAATTCCGTGGCGTCCCCCCCGGTGATGAACAAGACGGCGGACTGGCATGGCCGCATGCGCCTGATGTTCTTTGAGTTCACCCAAGGGGCCGCAGCCGGCGATGCCACCTCCATCGCCCGGTTGGTGAAACTGCCGGCCGGCAAGGTGCGTGTGATCCTGCCGCTCTCGCGCATCGCATTTTCCGCCCTGGGCGCGGCCCGCACCATGGACCTGGGCTGGGAAGCCTACAATGACGACGATGGTTACAATGCCGTGGTGGCCGATCCCAACGGCCTGGACGATGGCGTCGATGTCTACGCCGCCGGTTCTGTCAATCCGGCCGGCACGGTGGGGGGCGATGAGACCTATCTGTTTGAAAGCGCCGAAGGCGTGGTGCTGACCGCGCAGATCAACGACGGCACCCTACCCGTGGCGGCGACGTTGCAGGGCTACATCGTCTACGTGGTCGACTGACGGCGGCCACATCGTAGATCCAAGTGGGGGCGGTCTCGTATCGGGGCCGCCTCCATTTTTTTCCAATAGATTTTTCTAACTGGGAGGGCCGGCCATGGCCGCATCGGACGTTGAAATCTGCAACATCGCCCTGGCGGTGCTGGAGGAACAGCGCATCACGTCGCTGACCGAAAGCACCGAACAGGGGCGTTACTGCAACATACATTATGACGATGCCCGGGACTTCGTGCTGCGCCTGCATCCCTGGAATTTCGCCACCCGCCGCGCCGTCCTGGCCCAGGATGCCGTGGCGCCGCTGTTCGGCTATGACAATGCCTTCAAGCTGCCCACGGACCCTTATTGCCTGCGGGTGATCTCGGTCAACGATCCGTCCGACCCGCCGAACTGGAAGATCGAGGGCCGGCTTCTGCTGATCGATGAAAGCGTGGTGGATCTGGTCTATATCGGGCGGATTATCGATGTCACCCAATACGATGCCGGCTTCGTGCAGGCCCTGGCGCATTATCTGGCCTGGAAACTGGCCAAGCCGTTGACCGGATCAAAAACCGAGGCGGACCAAAAGGCCAAGGATTTCGCGGCGATCCTGCGCCAGGCCCGTAGCGTTGATGGATCAGAGGATGTGCAGGACGCTTTGCCGACCTCGCCCTTCGTGCTGGCGCATTTATCCTGATGGCCCGTTCCTGGCCGTCACAAACCCAGTTCACCACGGGTGAAATGTCGCCCAAGCTGCGCGGCCGCACGGACCTGAAACAATATTTCCAGGGCTGCCGCACCCTGACCAACTGGCAGGTCATGCCCCACGGCGGGGTGACCAAGCGGGCCGGCACGCGGTTCATTAGCGAGGTCAAGGACAGCGCCCATCCGCCCCGGCTGATCCCCTTCATCTTTGGCGTTGAACAGGCCTATGTGGCCGAACTGGGCCATGATGGCACCAGTGGCTATATGCGCCCTTACGCCGATCAGGGGCGCATTGTCGAAACCGCCACGGTGATCACCGCCGCCACCCAGGCCAACCCGGTGGTGCTTACCTCGGCCGGGCACGGCTATGCCAACGGTGACCATATCATGCTGTCGGGCATTGTCGGCATGACGGAATTGAACGGCCGCCGCTTTACGGTGGCCAACCAGGCCGCCAATACTTACGAATTATCCGGCGAGGACGGCAGCGCGCACACGGCCTATGTCTCGGACGGCGCGGGCTATCGGGTCTATCAGATTGCCACGCCGCCCTGGGCCGAGGCGCAGCTGCTGGAAGTGATGTTCGCCCAATCCAACGACATCATGTACCTGGCCCATCCCGGC